TATATAAGATTGGTTTGTTAGAATATCTTCTTCCTTAGCAGTCATATACTTCATTTCTACTTTACCAGATGATAATGGATTGCTTTTAGGGTAAACTAGCCCTTTTGATGGTAGATCAACTACCTCGGTTGGAAATTTAAAATCACTCATATCTTTTATTTAATTATAACTTAATTTCGTGTATACATATATAACATAAAAAAAAGCTTGACCGAAGCCAAGCTATTCTTTAATATATTTAAAATTTCTTTTAGAAATTTAATACGCAGTAATCCATTCCTAAAGTTAATTGAACATCTTGAGCTTCTGCTTCAGTATCCCAATTAAATCCTTTAAATGTTGCATCTTTAATAAATGAACCTTTTAATATCCATTCTGATACTACATCACCTACAGGTCCTAGTACATTAATAGTTACATCTTTTTTATAGAAATCAGAATAACCATCTCTACCTGTTACTGATTCGTGGTGTAATCTTACCCACTCCATAACAGCTTGAGCTCCTGATGGTGTAATTGGGTCATATAATGTCATAGACACATCAGCCCATTTAGCTTTACCTTTTACTTTTCTATAAGTGTTAATGTGATTAAGTACAATTTCACCTTGCTCTATCTTAATTTCACCTACTTCTTTGATCATGTATGATGGTATACCATCTACATACATTATAAATCTATTGGCAACTTTTGGTTCAAAAGCTGTGAAAAACATTTCGTTTGGATTTACTACTGCCATTTTATTATTATTTTATTTTATTATACATATTATATTTTATACTTCTTATGATGGGAATTCAGCTCCAGTTGGTAAAATGTTGAAATCTAAATAAATAAATTCAGCAGTTCTAGTTGGTTGGATAAATATCGCACCTACCATTTGATTTCTATCAACTACATCTGGCCCATTATTTGCAGCATCCATTTGTACTTTAAAGGCAAATAATCCTTGTCTTTGTTGTACTGATTCTAAGAATGGATTTACTTGTGCTAAGAAATTATTTCTCGTAGCAGCCGTATTTTGTTCAAATACTAAGTTATCAGCAACTTGTACAATAAATGATTTTAATGCTATTAATAATCTTCTAACATTTATTCTATCTAAAGCACTTGCTGTTGATTGTAAAGTTTTCTGTCCAAATACTACAACTCCTCTTCCTGGGAATGTAGCTATTGGATTTACTTTACCTGTGTATAAACTATCTCTATTTGATTGTGTTAATTTTCTTTGTGCTTGTACTACCGTACTTAAACCACCTCTGTTAATTCCAGCAGGTGCGAACCAAGCTTCACTTGTTCTGTCATTAAACGCATACACACCAGGAATAACCGCTGATGGTACTGCCCATACTAACTGTCTTGAATCTGGATCGTTTAATTGAACCCAAGGCCAATAAGCTGCAGCGTATGAATTATCAATTGAAGCAGCTTGTGTTTTTGCTGTTGCAACTGTTCCTCCTGAGTAGCTAACTAAATCTATAACTGCTATAGCATCTCCTCTTCCTTGTGTATTTGATAATAATGTATTCATTGGAGTTGCCATCATTGATGATGCGTAATATAAACCAGGTGCAGAAATAATATTATACTGATAATCATCTTTATTTGCTAATAAATTAAATGCATCTGTATATGTTTGCATTTCAGTAGTAGTCATACCTTGTGTATTTGCATCTGTTATTGCATCATAATATTTAGCTTGTTGATAAGCTGGGAATCCTGTTTTAGAGAATAATTCTCCTTCAGCACCACCAAATGATCCACTTGCATTATCTGGTAAGAAATCAGCATACGCTGGGTTTGCTGTTCCATTATTATCAAAATAATCTGGAGTTTTAGCTTTTACTGATTTTACTCTTACGTACCTTGAAGATACTGGGTAATTTCCAACTGTACTTATGAATGGATCTGTTGTTCCAGCTCCATTAAATACTTTTGTCATATTACCTATTATTCTTTCTATGTAATTTGATGCTTTTGGATCTAATGATACATTAGGGAATATTTCTAATACTCTTTTAGCTGTTTGTGTATCATTACCTTGTCTAATAATTACACTAAATGTTCCAGTTGCTACATCTCTTCCTTGTATTTCCCATCTAATATTATTAGAAGTTCCACCAGTTAATGTTCCATTTGCTCCTGTTGTATCTCCAACATTCATTATAGTTCCATCAGATAATGTTTCTAATTCAAAAGCTTGATCATCTACTAAATCCGCATCTTGTAAATCTATGTCTATTGCTGTTGTTGGTGTACCAATTACTCCGGCTGCTATTT